TACCCGGCGACCGGGACAAAAATAAATCCTTTGGTTTCGCCGTCTACACCCGGGCCGGCAAAGTCAAGGAAATGGTCGGCCGGTTTCGCCGTGTCAAAAAGATCCCTTTTATGAAGCCGTGGCGCTCATCCCACTGAAGCGGCTTCCTGCCCGACCTCCAGGCACATCACCCGCCCATGCGGGTTCCAATAGGGTGGGGTCGGCCGAACCAGCCGACCTCCATCCTTATGGGGCAGCCACCGCATCGCTTTGTTTTCCCATACCATCGACCAGTCTTCCGGAGTTTCTTCCGCCTCGATCGATACGATTTTACCCAGGCCGTGGGCGCGCTTCTTCCCCAGATATTTCAATTGCTTTTTAAGGATGCGCTTTACCTCGCAACGATTTCCGGAAGCATAGGCGGCCATGCGATGACACAGAACTATCGGGACCGGATGATTCCAGTCCCTGTAAATCCCGTTTGTCAAATTCGGGCTGCCGGAGGTCAGCTCGATCCGGTTCTGCCGGAAGCGCTTACGCCAATATTGAAACCCCTCGAATTGCGGGCCATCCGGAAACAGCGCCGACGCATGCCAGACTTCCGCGCCGTTTATGCGCGAACGCAACAGCGGTAACCTGACGTCCTCCGGAATATCATCCCTGGTGATCTGCTTCTGTCCGCACTGCATGGGCGCCAGACACCAGGCCAAAAGAGCGTCCAGGTGAATGGGGTCGGCCGGATTAAAATAAACGCCACGGCCGTCCATGTTGAAAATAATCTTGAAATTCATTCCGCCTCCCATGCCTCGGAAAACTCTTCATCAGCGAACAATTCGGCCAGGCCGGAAATCTGTTTCAGGCGCAGAACCTCATCCTGTTCCATGCCGAGTTCTTTGGCTATTTTCTTATCCGTCCAGTTACGACGGACCAACTCCTGGACGATTTCCGACATGGCGCCGACCTGATGCTTGCCGCGCGCCCGGTTATGCCGGATAGTGGCGGCAATACGATCATTTCTATCCGTACGATCCGGGTTGATCACAACAATCGGAAGGTGGGAGAAAGATTTTTTTATCCCCACCGAAAACCTATGAAATCCGTCTACCACTTCATAGCCTTGTTCTGTTTTCCAGCAAACAATCGGCTGCGTATAGCCATCGCATTCAATACTGTGCTGCAATAATTTCATTTCCGGCGGGGCTACACTGTTCGGGTTATAATCGTTTGCGAAAATTTTATTACTTTCAACCCACATGACGTTTGAGACCGGATGTTTTTTCGTCCAGTCTAAATTATCCCCCATTCCAGTCGCCTCCTTTTCATGAGCTTCAAGTATTTTTCATAAGCATCGCTTTTATGCTGGGTGAAGGAAAGCCCCTTACACCAATAATCATTCCGCAGCAACGCCTTGCAGATCCGCTTCCATGACGGGCTTGTTTTGTCCATGGGACCGTCATCGGGAATTCCGTCCGGGTACCCGCGATCGGTATACCATTTAATAAATACGGCGATTTTATTTTTGTAATGCTCTCCCGTGACCTGCGGCATGCTTTCCAGAATCAGTGCGGCAAACGATTCCCATGAATGGTTTTCTGGTTTTGATATTTTTAAATTACCAAGAATATTTCCAGACTCTTGGGCATATAGCGCACCCTGATTGGCGCCATTGACGCGGGCAACCACGCGCCCCCAGGTCTCAGGCTCAATAACCTGAAACAAATGCAACCCCTTTCGCTGATCATCCCCATAAGGTTGACAGATTCGCATCTGATGAATAGAAAGGCCGGCTTGATGCATTCGATCGTAAAGCCGGTTGTATGGCTTGCCTGTCTTTGCGTTATATATCCATATATCCTTTGTTTTCCAATCATATATCGGGTAGACGTTAAACAAGGTTTGCCCGCACCAAGTCGTCCACTGATGCCCACCGATGGTTTGTTTTTTTTCGGAGGCAATCGTCCGGTACCGATTGAGACTTTCATCCGAACGGATACCGACAAAACAGGCGGTCGGCTCCCCATTCCCAAAATAATAACCGAATTCCGGAACGAATTCTTCGAACTCCATACCGTGCCGGAAAAATGGGAGCTGGGATGGATCAGTGATGGCAATTGACGGCGGTTGACGCACCCAGTCTTTTTCTGCTGTTTTATCCCAGCAAATCCAATGTGGCTGAAACTGACTGACGGCGTTGCGTAGGTGGATGGGTAGAGACACCCAATATGGATGAATATAATCGCTGTAATCGTGGAAACATTCAGCCACATGTTCAATCGTCAATTTATATTGGGCTTCCAGATCAACAAAAAGAAGTCCCACCTTTTGATTCCTTCTTATCGCTTCATCCATGACCAGATGAAGCATTACCGATGAATCCTTGCCGCCACTAAATGACACATATATTTTTGAGAAATTATCAAAAACCCATTTGATGCGGGCAGTGGCGGCATCTTTAACATTGATTCCGATAGGTTTCTTCATAACGTAATCCTATATGTTTTTTTACCGCCGCGGGGAAGCGGTTCGCAAACCAGATATTCAATTCCTTGGTCTAAAAAAAATCTAACAACAACTCCTTTTGTGCCAGTTGAATTCGATTTTTTATGATCCGTATATCCTTTTTGAAACTCAAGATTACCAGAGTCCAATATTTTCGCAACCCATGGCCGAGGGGCCGCTTTTTTGGCAAGATGCGACCATCCCGTTTCTTTCGCCCATGCTCTCATATTGGATCCGAAATCCACCAACTCAAGAACTTTTTTCATTTTTCAATTCTTCCATGGACGGGAGCAGGTAGCAGAGAAAAGTGTATAGTGCCGAATGGTAACGAAACCGCGCCCATTTTTCAAATCGCATCCACTTTTCCAGCCCGCATTTTTTCATGACGTGCGTCGGGCAATCCAATGTCTCTATGATGCGGCGGCCGAAACCACCATGAAGCGCGAGATTCAGGATGGTCCACCATTCCCACACATCCTCCATTCTGGTGCAGTCCACCAGTCGGGTCTCAAACAGCCAAAACCGCTGGCGGCCGGTATTGACGGGCGCCCGTAACGCGCCATGTTTTTTGTAGCTTATGGTGGCATATCCAGCCCATTTCTCCGGCATTTCATCGGCCAGGACCACATTCCGCACACCTATGCGATCCAGCCGGAGGAATGTCTCCCCGTCGCACATCCATGACCCCATGCGTTCCCACTTAAACTTCAGGGCAATATAGGCGGCAATAGATACCCGATCACTCAAGGGGAAAGCTAAAGCATCGCCATTGGTAAATGATTTTCCGAACAACTCCGACCGAGGTACGGTTGGACCCGTCCTGCCTGTTGCGCAACAGAGGCCTTCTTTTTGCTCGAAATGAATTTCCGGGCACTCCGGATCATTTTTTATAGCCGATGCGATTAATTCAACAGCATGCATTAACGGCTCCTATGGATTCCAGGTAGGCGATAATCTCATCGCGGTTTGAGACCAGATATAACTCATACGGCCCCGGATCCGGCATATTCTGAGCCCGGATATCCACGCGGCCGAGGCCCCGCCGATTTTCCGCGCCCAGGCGGCCGGCATTAATCATCAGGGCCAGTCCGGCGCCCAACGCCGAACGCTCCAGGTCAGAGCAGTGCGTGTCAATGTCGACGCCGCCGTCCAGCCAGGTCCCGGCCTTTAACGTCTCGGTATTAGCGATCATACCATGGTGCTCGCCGTGTGCGTGGGATTCGTGATCCTCCCGCCGGGTCAAAAACGTCCACTCCATCAGCTCCGATGCGTCCGTTTCGCCGGTGCCCCACTGGATGCAGCGCGGCCGAAGATCGCCGAAATACACCCGGCCCGGCAATACCCGATTTCCCATGGCGCACCCCAACAAAGACAGGGCGGGCAACATCCGGCGGAATTCATAAATCCCTTCCGCCTTCACGGCCCCGTTTTTCCCCAGGGCCGCGTCGATCTTTGATTTCCCGCCTTCCTCCAGCGCGCCGCCCGCGTAGAGCGCATGGAAAAACCAAAGGGCCACCGAAGGCTTATCTCTGCGCGGCGTCAATCCGATGGCAGCCAGGAAATGATCGGCCAGTAAATCACGCATCTTACCGCGCCAGGCATTGCCGCCGTAAAACGGCAGTTCCAGGATTGCCCCGGTGGTCGACAGCACCTGGCACCTGCGGAAAAGAGTGGCGTTGCCGGCTTTCAAATCCGAACCATGAGCCAGCGGGCTCAGGCATCCGATTTCCACAGGAATATCATATTTTCCTGCCGCCAGCGCCACGCCGGATGAATCATCGGCGGCATTAATCTCGATGGTCTCCGCCACGGACAGAAATTCCGACATAGGCAGGGCAACCAGCATAGCCGCAATCCGGGGATGCCGCCGGATCCACGTCAACACGGCGTCCGCCTCCCGCGTATGCGCGGCCGCCATAAAATCGGAAAAGACCTTATGATCGATGCGGGACGTATCGGCATTAACCATCTTGGAAAGCCGCTCCACGGCCGCGACAATACCGGGCTCCGCCGCCGCCTGGATAATGCGATCAGTAAAAAAATCATTGAAATTCCGGCCGACCTTGATGTCGGCCGCGAGCTTAATTTTATGAAGGATACTAAAAATTGATATAAATTCTTTCATAAAACCCTCATCATTATAGATTCGTGTGAATCATATTTTTTAATGGCAACAATAACATGTATTATACGTTATTGGGGCAAATCTGCCCCATTCTTACCGGGTTACAGCTCAAGACATATCGTGCCCCCATTTTGACGGCGGACCGATACAAATCCAGGTCCTCCTTATAGCGGCGGCAGACCATACGTTCCAGGCCGGGGCTGTAGTAATCCGGCCATGGGAGAAAGAAATCGGAACGATTCAACCACGGCAGGTCCACGGCGGCGGGGTCGGCGGAATCAACCAAAACGGCGGCAATGGCGGCTCCGGCAGCACGGCAGACAGCGGCGAATCCTTCGGCCAGGTCTTCAAACCGGAAGAGGAGACGGGGGATAACGTTTCCGGCGTCATCGCAGATAAAGGAATGCTGGCTGGCAAAATGGGCATTGGCCTGGTTGTCCGGGATTTCACACACAGCCCGGGCAAAGGCGTCGAAATGCATGCCGGGGTGGATGCCGGAAAAACGCCAGAAGGATTTATGCATGCCGTCCTTAAACAATGTTTTTGAAAACGTGGTGGGCGCGTCCATCTGATTTTTCCAGCAGGAGACCAGGCGATCCAGGGGATGACGGATAAAGGCCACGGTCAGAGCGTCGGGCTGGATGGGCCGGTCGGCCAGAGAAACGCCCCGGCCGAATGTCGCCTCGAACGCCGCCGTCAAAGACTGGGGGGCCACTTTGTTAATCCGGAAATAAATCACCGGCCGGGATCCGTGGCGATAATAGACCAAAGGAAACGCGGGTTTCATGGCTGATGTCCTCCATGCGCATGTTGATGCACCAGATACACCACCCGCCGGATGCGGGCCACGATATCGCGGATATTGTGATGGGTTTCGGCAAAACGGCGGACGTTTGTGCGGAGCATGGCCTCCAGGGCCGCATCGGCATACACGGCCATGAGCTGCTCATATATGGATGCCGGCGTTCGATCGCAAAACAGCACGTCATGATGGTTGACCATCTGCTCGCCATGGTAGCCGGCGGTGCGGGTGGTGATAATGGGCACGCCGCAGGCCGCGGCCTCCATGAGCGTGTTGGAGCACCCTTCCCCCAGGGTTGGATGGATCAACACGTCGATTTCATGATAAAATTTTTTCATCATCTGATCATGCGGAATCTGAAACCGGCCAAGGGTGGCGCGGCGCAGCCGGATGCCGGCGCGGCGGCAGGCATCGACGACCAGATCATACCCCTTGTATTCGCGCTTGGCCGGCGAGGTGATGTTGCCGACAAACCCGGCGGTAAACGGCCGCTCCACAGCGGCCCGCTGATCCGGCCGCCACTGCTCCAGATCAATGCCGTTCGGGATCAGCGCCACATGCCGGCACCCGGATGCCGCGGCCTGCTCATAGAGATAATAATTGGTCGTAACGGCCGCGCCGGTCAGGCCGATAAGCCGTCTTAATTCGGCCACATGACCGGCGGGTTGATCAATAAAATTCATGTTTCCTCCGAGGCGGGCAATAGTTCGGGACAGATACGATTCCGGTATGGCCTTTAACTGGGACACATTCTGACACAGGATCATATCCGGGGCCGGGTCCAGGCCGCCGCTGTTGATCTGATCCCGGAACCAGTAGAAATCGGCCGGAATAAACTCATAGGCCAGACCGGCCGGCGGATGCTGGGCCGCCCGGTAAAACTGATCCATGCCGGTGAGGCCGAAGGACCATTTATCCAGCATAAACACCGGGCAGTAAATATGGACGATCCGGGGCGGCCGATGCCCGGCCAGAGGCCCCATCCACCGCTGGCCGTCCAGGTGTATGATGGTGCGGCGATCCGGACCGATGCGCACCAGATGCGGCGCCAAAGTGAACACCCGCACATCGGCGGCCGCGTCGGCAACCGGGTCCGGATCGATGACATGATCCAGATCCGGAAGAGCCTCGATCAGGTGATTGACCAGATGCCCGCAGGCCCAGTTCCGGTCCGGCGCGCCCACATGCCAGGCGATGCAAAGATGTTTCGTCCCGGTCATGCGGCCTCCTGGTCCAGTGCCCGGGTGTGCAGCAGATACATGGCCTGGGCTTCCGGGGTCCGGAACTGGGCAAATGCCAGATCCCGGATGGCGTCATACATACCGGGATAATCCGTGAAATCCAGCACCAGGGTGCGGCTGGTGTGATTATCTTGCTTCAGAGTCCCTTCCTGCGCGAAATATACCAAGGCGGGATGGGGTCTGTTGCGAGGCGAATCGTGGACGCCGTCAGGCGGACTCTGAGCCGAACAACTGATGCCATCCTGCCGGTCTTCCAGCTCCGTCCAGATCCGGGCCGCGTGCAGGGTCAGGGCCACCAGCATGGGGATCAGGTCCGCGGCAGGAATCGAGGTTGACTGCTCCGCCGCATCAATGATGCGGCGCATGGGCCTGGCCAAATCATCCGGCCAGGCAAAAACGTCGTCATGCACAGTGTCCATAACGGCATTCAACTTTTCATATCTGGACAGATAGGCCATATACCCATGCCACTCCCGGACCCGGTACGACTGCCGGCCGATGGGCGTCTTGGCCGCGAATTTCGGCGGCATCGCGGACCCCGCCAGCTTGGCCACGGCAATGCAGCAATAATGGCCGATTTTGAGCATGTCGCGGGCCTGCTCCCCGCATCGGGCGCCCTGGCCGTATCGGGTGATGTATTTGCGGATCTGCCAGAGGCATTCGGCCGGCGTGTAGCGGGTGGCGTTGTCGTGTGGATAATCGTTGTACTGGCCGATGGTGTAGGTCTCGATATGCTCCGCCACAGCGGCGGCATAGGTGGTCATGCGCAGGTTCAGGCTCGCGACGATCGGATCGAGCCTTGTCAATTCCTCGCCATGCATCACGGCCCGGTTGAAATCGCATTCCCGGCAGATCCCCGCGCTCGTCAGCTTTATCGTTTCCTCCCCGCACTCCAGACACACCGGGCGGGGCTCTTTCTTTTGCTGGCTTGGCCGATCTTTGTTTTTTTGTTGGGCGGCCGGGCGGCCTTTAAGTTTTTTATGGCGATGATAACTCGCATTATTTTGAAGCCGCTTGCATACCTTGCAGGTGCCTTCCACCCCGCCGAGGCACTCGCTGCTTTTTGAAAATTCGGACAGGGCTTTGGGGGTGCGGCATAGCCTGCATATCCGGCCGGCCACCGTGTCCGTGCCCTTGATCACCAGCAACGGACCCGAGTGCTTAGTTTTGGCCGGCTGCTCCACACAGATGCCCTTGACCCCCGGCACCAGATGTTCCCCCGGCTCCAGGCCGGCGCCTGCTTTATCAATAGCGTTTGTCGCACAATCTTTTTTGGACATATCCATATTCTCCTTATCTTGTGTTTTCATTTTGATTTTCCCATCATCTTCCAGCCGGTCGGCGGGCGTGAGGGTTTCGCTGAATCGTGGATGCGCAGCAGACTCTAAAGCAAAAGCCTCATGCCCGCCGACCGGCCCGACACACGACAAGCCGGCCGACCGATTCGACCCTTGACGCGGCTCACTAATCACCGGCACCAACAACCGCACCGCCATGGGCGCCCGATTATCGCCGATGGCCTCCACATACGCCAGCCGCCGATCGCACTCCGTACACTCCGGACCGGACTTGTCCAGATGCAGCCGCTCGCATTTCAGGCATGGGTTGCGGATCATCAGGACCTCTGCTTCCCGGTTTGCCCGGATTTCTTTTGACGTTGAGGATCCGTCCACCCCCGGTCCCGCTTCGGGGACGGCTCACTGATCTGGCCGTCCACCAGCGCGGCGGTCCACGCCTCGATCTTTGCCGTGTGCGATACCCATATCCCGCCGGCCTTGACCGCCGGAAACGACAGCTCGCGGATCATCTTGAGTATGGTGGACTCCGACCGCCGCATATAATCCGCGATCTCCTTCATCCCGTCGAGCCGCCGGCCCGCCGCGCTTTCCTGCTTCATGGGTGTGCTCCTTTTGTGTGAAATTACCATCGTGATCGTTTCCCCGCCCCCGCGGGCTTGCTGTCGTTGGATTTTTCCCCGCCCCCGGCCGGCCGCACCCGGGGCGCCAGCAGATGAATCCCGCCTTCGGGCCATTCCGGGTCCGCCGCGGCGGCGGCAAGGCACTCGCAGTCCAGCCAGTCGTTTCGGGCGCGCTTCTTGACCCACCGGAACGCGCCGTCCTTGTCCTGGATCTTATGCTCGGCCGTGATGTGCGCGAAATAATCCGATCCCGTGCCCGCGTGCAGATACGCGGCCATTTCCGCCTGATCCGCGGCCTGCCCCAGACGGTAGAAAAACGCGTCCTTGAGTTTCTCCGTGTCCAGCGTCAGGATCTGAAGCCCGCCGGGAATCGGCTTTCCCGACGGGGTCTTGTCGAACGACTTGCTCATCTTGATTTTGTTGGCCTGGGGCCAGGTGGCCCCCTTGCATCCCCACACCCGCCCGCCCCGGCCCACGCCGTTTTTCCGGATCCACATATACGCCGCCTCGGTCATGGACTGGTCCGCATACTCGCTTTCGCCGCCGCCGGTGTCGTAGGCGATCCGATGGATGCGCATGGGCCGGCCGCCGTCGGATGGATACTCCGTATTGAACAACAGGGCCTCCAGATCCTCCCAGGCCGGCAGCATGCCGTAATGGATCATCCAGGACGTGTAATCCCTGGCCCAGGCCCGCACCAGAAAATAGAACCCGTATTTCTGCTGATCCACCCCGCAGGTCAGGGCCACGGCCTCGGCCGGAACAGTTTGGGCCGGCAGGGAGATCACGGCGGCATGATACTGGGCCTCCGTGGGCGCCACCACGATCTGCTTAAAGGGTTTGGCCTCGATCTGGTTTTTAAAATCCTTGAGCTTTTCCAGCCCGCCGTCCAGGGAGTCCAGAAACACGGCCGCGCATTCGGACATGGACACGAACCGGGTTTCCCATGCCGGCAGATGGAAGGCGATGGACCGGGGCCGATGGGCCGCCAGATAGGCAAACAGTTCAATATGACGGTCGCCGTCGGTTTCCGCCGTGGACCAGATGGCCCCGGCCAGGGCCTTGTTGCGCTGGTGGTCGTCCCAGGTAGCCGGACAGTGGCCGCACTGATACCAGGCCAGCTTGCCCTTGCGCATGGCGTGCGGGTCCCGGCATTCCCCGAAGCGGATGGACTCAAACCGCATGCGCTGGAGCCGGCCGCACTCCGGGCACTTGACCCATTGATAAAACCGGACCTCAGCGGACTGAAACGCCTTCCAGATGATCCCTTCTTCCAGGGTGGGCGTGGAGATCTTCCAGAATTTGTACGCATCCCGGTAGGTGGTAAACCGCTTGTCCATGAGCTCGATGGAGCCGGTTTCTTTCGACCCGCGGGTCTGGAACTTGTCGGTTTCATCCGCCACGCCGTACTTTATAGGCTTGTTGCCCAGCCGGGCCGGCGAGGATGCCCAGGCCATGTAAATGGGCATGTGGATCAGATTGATCCGGAGCATGGATTCGTCGTTGCGCTGGCCGGACAAATAGGAGCGCAGCCGTCGGGACGACTTGATCATGGGCATGATCCGGTCCCGGCTGTTTTCTTCGGCCATTTCCCGATCCGGGAAGGTGTAGAGCACCGGGCCGGGATCCTGATCAATGGCCTCGCACCCGATGAAATTGTGCACCGCTTCGGTCACGCCCGACTGGGGACACTTGCAGACCACAATCTCGCGCACCGACGGAAAGGCCGCCGCATCCATGATGCCGGTCAGATACGGCGTGACCTCGTTGCGCCACGGCCCGGGCATGGCCGACATGGTCAGGGTCCGATGCCGCTCCGCCCATTCCGACACCCGGATCCGCGCCCGCTTCCGCAATACCTTCCGCTCGGACCGGGTAACGACAATCGGCCAGGAGACCACGGAAGCCGGAGATGACCCCGGACTTGATCCTGGTTTTGATCCCGGTATTACTCCAGGTATTCCCCCCGGTATTACTTTCGCCGACGACTGATCCGAACCGGCCAGGGCCGCCAGACGGGCCAACACCTTCCGACGCAGCTCATCCGACACCCACCCCGCCGACAGATCCGCATGCACCGGGCCGAAGAAATAAGGCGAGGTTTTCCCTTTATGCCCGGCCGATGCCGGCGCCGTGTCGTCAAATATGTGGTCAGGAGCGGTCATTTTAACACCCGTCGACAAAAGCCAGATTTTTTTGTAAGCCACACGCAGAGCAAATCAAAAGATCACACCCGGCCCCATACGCAGGGCCGAACGTGCACTCCCCTTCATCTTCCACTTGCGATCGGGAAAGACCTTTTTCGTTTATAATTTTTTCATCCCAAATATACCCGTCTTCGTCGTCACTCCATGCTCCATTTTCGGAGCACTCCCCACAGCATGGGATGTTTTTTATACGGAATAAATCATTCCCACATTTACATTTCATTTAGGCCCCCTGTGTTTCCCATCTTTCGCGGCCCACCGGCCGCAGGCGTTATTTACGCCATAACAAGCGTCCCGCGGATCGAAATCCGGATCATCGTTACGCTCATCAAGCCGACACATCACCCCATACGGAAACCGATCCACCGGCCGGACCACCCGGCCATGCCGGCAGTTGAAGCATTTTTTTCTTGGCCTGTTTGGCATCATGAGCCCTCAAACATCACCACATACCGCCCGATGTCGGCGTATCCGGTGAGCAGTTGATCGATTTCGGCGGTCACGGCCGTGCGCAGCTCATGCCCCCGGGAGATATCCCCGCCCACCAGGTGGACCCAGTCGTCGGCCCGGAGCCGCACCATGGTCTTGAGCCCCTGCTCCAGGACCATGCCCCGGCCGGCGAGTTCCAGCTCCACATCGTCCCGCGGGATCAGCGCGCCCCGTTCCTTGGCCACATCCATTTCCGCTTTTTCCGCGATCGCCACCTTATAGCGGGCGTCGGCCTCCTGTTTGCGCCGGACGATCTCTTTCAGGTTGTAATCCTGGCCGGCCTGGGCATGATCCAGGTTGCCGATGATCCCGGATTTCGGATGCTGGACATACCGCTGCACCGCCTCCCAGGTGATCCGCCCGTCCGGCTGGATCATCAGGATGCCCTCGGCCGCGTCCTTGTAGACCTTCGATTTCTTCACCTTGTACCCGGCCGCCGCCAGCCACTCGGCCACCGCCTTTCGATGGGCAAACATATAGCCCGGTCCGGGTTCGGCCGGGGTGAATCCATCGCCGGGCAGCCCGTCAACAGCATCGGTTTTAATTGTGTCTGGCATGATCCAGCCTCTCGCCGGTATAAAGTCCATACGGCAGATCAAAAATCCAGTTGGTGACGGCCGGGACCTGGTAGACCAGGCGCGACACATCCGACACCAGCGCGGCATTGCGCAGGCCCCAGTCCGGATCGTAATGGAGGCCCAGGCGCCGCGCGTCGTGAGCAATGGCGATCCGCCGGCCCCGCATCACCCGGATCAACTCCGAAACCGGATCATCCGCCGCCGGCCCTCCCCCCTCCTGATCCGGATATCCGTTTCGGATATCATCCCCGCCAGGAGGCAATTCGACATCGGCCGTGTGTTGAGCCGGCGGAATATCCGCGAACACGGCATCGTCTCCCACCACCGGACCGGTCACGCGATGGCGATCCACCCGGGACTGACGGAGCCGGGCCTCCACCCGGAACCGGGGCGGCAGGCCGGACAGAATCCAGGCCCGGATATCCACGCCCGCGGCGTAGGCTTCGCCCGGGTCCTTGCCTTGCGGCACCGGCCACCGCTCCACCTGGGGAAAATTGGTCTGCCAGAATTCCTGCTGACGGGTGCCGCCCTGATCGGCGTCCAGCACATCCAGGATGCACAGCGCGGGCGAGAGGGCCGCGGCCACCACATCGTCGGGACGGGTGGACGACGATCCCAGCACCACCACGGACACCAGGTCACCGGCGGCCTGGTAGATCAGCATGCCGTCGAGCTCGGATTCCACAACGGCAAACGCCGAGGCCGTGGACGGACCGAAGATCATGGGCTGACCCGTGGAGCCGGGCACCAGGAAATATTTGGGCTTTTCCGGATACCGGGGTTCGGGCCGGCGGATCCGGATCCGCATCACCGCGCCGGCCGCATCATAGACCGGGATCACCAGCCCGCGCGGGAGCCACAGCTTTTTGGGCTGGCCGTTTTCCTTGATTTCCGGGGGCAGGCCCCAGGCATCCCGGGCCCGGAACAAATCCTTGCCCGCGGCCGTGCCGGTGGTCTTGTCGATGTAGCCGGGATTCCAGCCCAGGCGGAACTCCCGGACCGTGTCCCTTGAGATGCCGCGAGACTCCAGCCAGGCCAGATCAGCGGCATGGGCATCGGATAACAGGTGCTGATGACACCATCCGACAAACCGGTCGGCCTTTTGCATCCACAGATCCAGGGGCGCATCATAACGCCGCGGGGTCCAGGAATACCCCTGCCAGTCGGAATTCCAATCCGGGGACCTGGACGCGCCCTGGTAGACGCCGGCGCCGTTGTTGCCACCCGGCCCACTGCCTGATCCGGAACCGTGATAACCGCCGCCGGACCCCGCCACATTGCCGCCCATCGCACCCGATTGTCTGCCCCGCTTTTCCCCGGCCGGAGGTTCCGGCGTCGGCGTGATGCTTTTGGGCATCGCCGGCGCCGCGGGTTGATGGCTGCCGTCATCGGCCGGGATCGCCACCCCGAACCGGTCGGCCAGATCCCGGGCCGCCTGGCCGAATCCCACCCCGTCTATTTTCTGAACAAACGCGATCACATCCCCTCCAGCCCCGCAGCCGAAGCAATAAAAAATCTTCTTGTCTTCCACCACGGTAAACGACGGCGTTTTTTCCTCATGAAACGGACACCGGCCCATATGGTTCCGCCCGGACCGTTTCAACGGCACCCGTTCCCCCACCACCGCGACGATATCAGCCGCATTCTTTATGTTTTCGATGGTTTCAGGAGTCATTTCCCACCAGGTAAAAACCGCCAACTATTAAAAAAGTTTCAATGGTCCAAATCATTCACTATCATCCACTAAGGTTAAACATCTTTCTTTATTATATATTTTTCTTTTTTTGAACGAAGTGGATGATTGTCTGGGGAATAAATAAATAACTGAAAAATGAAAAAATTGACTTTTAGGAAATAGGGTTGATAATCGTCCACTTCGTTCACTATGGCTGTCCGCATTGAGATTTTTTCTCAAAATTTCAAACCCTTTTCCGCTTTGGACGATCCCCCGTTTATCCCCTTTTATCATTCAAGGGATCATCCACTTGGTTCACTTCATCCACTCCGATTCAGCATTTTCTCTTGCCATTCCTGGTTGAGCGCGATCCCGACATACTTATAAACACCCCCCGTTGACCGCACTTTCGTGAACCGCTCCGTCATGGACTTGCCGAACTTCTTTTGCTTCCAGGGCCAGGCCCCGGCATATTTTTTAAACCAAACCTCCCACGCTTCATACAGATCCGTGGCCCCGATCTCCAGGCGGTCCCCGATCTCCAGACAATGATCCACGAACGCGCCGATATTGTCTTCTTCGTCCATGTAATCCTGCGTCTCCTGACGAACCACAAGGGGAGGATTCAACCCCTCCGCCTGCCACATCAAACACCCTTCCACCAACCATCCTAATATGCCACTGGCTTCGGCCATCAACTTGTCCTTGAGAAACAGATCCGCCTTGCGCTCGTTGGGTTCCTTCGGCTCGCGGTTCTTCAAAAACCGGATGTTAAACGGGATATTCTGAATCCGCTCCCAGAACGCCTTGTCGTTGGCCTCGGCGCTGGGTTTGAAATTGGAAAGCAGAAACAGGGTGTGCGTTGGGTCGAACTGGGTCTCGTATTTGTCGTGGGGGTTCCGGCCGGTGAGCTTGTCTCCGCCGGTCAGCCATTTGACCTTGGCCGCCGATATCTTGGCGCCCTCTTTGGTCTCCGAGGCCCAGGCCAGACGAAGCCCGCGCAGGGACATGATATCCGGCGTCGGCCCGGAAGATGACTGTACATTAAAGGAGTCCAGCAGCATTTCCGCTCGGATCGGCCCGGCCAGAGGCCCTAAAACCTTGCAGACGGTTTCCACGATGGTGCCTTTGCCGTTGCGGCCCCCTGGGCCGGTCAGCACCGGAAACACATGCTCATGAACCGCGCCCACCAAAGACATGCCCAGAAGACGCTGCATGTATTTCTCGACCGTTTCATTGTAATCAAAAATCTCCATCAACGCCTTGACCCAGGCGTCGCGGGGCTCATCGATGCCGAGGTAATCAGTAGGGCAGCGCCGGAGCATGTAATATTCCGGCCGGCCCGGGTGCAGCTTCCCGGTCTTAAGATCAACCATCCCGTTTCCCACCGGCAGCCACCAGGCCATCTGATCCAGCTCGCGGCCGTGGATCGCCAGTGGTTCATGGCAGGTGTAGGCGGCAAACAAACAGTTCCGCCGGCCGTTGTTGCTCCGAAGCTGGGCAATGCGCTCCCACAACTTTTTCCGGTACTTCAGCAGCGACTTGATGTCGGCATCCGACCCGCTGCCCACCGGCGCGCCCTTCCCGGACGGAGCCTCTCCTGCTCCCGAGTCTGATCCGGATCCGGCGCCAGAATCACCCGGCATACCATCCCCGCCGGGAGCCGCGGCATCCTCACTGCCGGCGCTCGGGTTCCGGGCCCCTGGATCATCAGCTTCGGTCGTCACACCAGCGGCCTGTTCCACGCCGGCGTTAATAATCTGCTGCTCAACCCGCTTGATCTCGGAGTAGTAAAGAGCCACCACGTTTTCGACGGCGGCCAGGGCCTTGTTCATGTCATCAATAGCCCAGCAGTGATCTTCCCAGACCAGCCACTGATCCATGGACGTGCAATACACGAACTGGCCCCGGTGCCGTGTCGCATACAAAATCCCGTTGCCCAGATCCCCGGCAAACAGACAATCCCGGATAAATTTGGGCGTAATTTTCTG